CCAGGGATTCTAAACAATTACGCGGTAAATCTAGAAAAGCTTCTCGATGACGCAGTAATTTGGGCTCAAGATGAGCGTCAGTGTCTGACTGACTATGCCGACTATGCTATTTGGGCACATGATACGCTTTGCGATTATGCAGCTTTTGCAGTCAACGAGCACGTCGAAAACAAGGCATACAACGAGATTTTAACTAATCCCGATGTTTTGTCAGATTACACCTTGCAGTTCTTCGGACCCAAGGGACCTTACCCTGTCTATGAGTCCGAGCAACAGCTAGAAACTCGCGGTTATCCGACTGCCGTCCAACCTACTCGTGGCGCAGCTATGCCTGCTCCTCCCGTGCAGTCCAGTCCACAGAATACCCGTGAGTTCTGGAATGTTTTTGACCAGCAGATGATTAATGATCCGCAGAACGCTTGGCGTATCCTGAACCAAGCAAATCCAGGAACAATGGCTAACAAGCTGTTTGTAATGGAATGATAAATACAGAGGGGGTAATTATTACCCCCTCCGTATTTAAAATTACTTGATGCTAGTATTTTGTTAGATAAGCCGTTTGGCTTTATCTTTCACCCGATAAACCTGACACTGGAGGATAAACCAAAGTGTTCATTGATAGCTAGTTCAGATCCTGGTAGGTATTACCTTTCAGCATTTGGTAAATAGCACCGTGATTACAATTAAATTTTTCAGCAATCTTTCTGTATGAAAGACCTGCTTCTTTTAAAGATTTAATTTGTTTCACATCTTCTTTAGAAAATTTCCTGAGTGATGTTTTCGCCTTTCCTTTACTTGCAAAACCATTGTTAATTTGATTGTTTTCAGTCCAGCTTCTTATAAGGTTTTCTTGTTTAGTAGCAATCTCTAAATTATTTAGATTGTTATTTCTTTTGTTGTTATCTATATGATTAACTTGCAAAGAAAAGTTGTGTGTTCCATGTGAACGCAAATCTAAATCCAAGAAAGCAACAGCCATTAAGACGTGTAAATTAAATCTTTTTCTTTTACCGTCAACAAGGATTGAGACACGATCATACTTACTAGTGTGTTGTATAGGAAGTTCTTCAAAATACTCCTGGTCATTATCGTCCAAGTGTTTTTCAAAAGCTCTTCCGGATTCAGTTAAGTAGAGATTACCAAATCCTGAGACTAATTTTGGATTCATGATGTTTATGAACAAGTTTCCAAATTTTACCTCACCTGAACTTCTCAAGCGTTGTCACCTTAGCGAGCAATCGTTAAGTGAAAACTGGATGAATTCAGGGAAGCCCTAACGTAAAGACGAGGGTAATCCTGAGCGAAGCCAATCAAGCCCGTGATTGGAACGTGCAGAGGCCACTGGGTGTTACACGATCTTGTAACGTAATACCAGATACAGCGTCCGGCATCCCTCTGGGATGAAGAGATGGTCCACCCCTTCAAGAAATTGGAGACCAGGAGAACGATTTTCCAAAACTGCTAGGTGCGGAGCTTTATCGCCCTCACCCCGCTTACATTTGCGAGATGGCTGCTGAGCCTGTGGTCGTCCATGACTTCACTCGCCAGCCCGGCCAGACGGTGCAACTTGATCGCTACAAGTTCTGGGGAACCCCTGGAACCAAGGAGAGCCGTGAGCGCGTCTCCGATCAGACCATCGGTACTGCTAACAGCCGTAACATCACCAAGGAGAAGGTGCTTGTTGTGCTGAAAGAGTACACCGGTCCTGCTGATCCTGGCGATCCCACCCAGCCTTCAACCTTTAAAATTGCCCGTGAGACTCTGGTTACCGCTCAGCGCCTGCTGCTCGACACCGGCAACTTGAACATGTTCCACCAGAGCATCGGTTCTCTGACTCTGCTGGACGACTATCGTCGTTGGCGCGACCGCGTCTTCATTGACGAAATGGCCAAAGCTGAGGCTAATGGAGCTGCATCCGATGACATCGGCGGTTACTATTTTGCAGGCTCTAAAGAGAAAGACAGTCAAAACCGTATCTCTTACACCACTGCTGAGTATGAAGCTCAGGTTCAGCAATTCTCCGTGCGTACTGACCTGCTGAACGTTGTTAAGCAGATGCGTAAGCGCAACGTACCTACCTTTGCTGACGGTCTGTATCGTTGTATTTGCGATCCCACCTTCATGATGCACCTGCGTCGTGACGATGACTTCCGTGAGATCGCTCGTTACGCCGGTAATCCTGGTCAAGGCATGTACATGGGCAACCCCATGATGCCTAACAACGCCAGCTTCTACATGGGTCCTCAGGCAGGCCAAGCCTACTTCTTGGCTGGTGAGCCTGTTATGCCTACTGGCGTTCAGTTTGAAGGTGTGAAGTTCTACGAGTCCACCAACTTCCCCAACAAGAATGTCAATACGTCTTTTGACGGCGGCAGCAGCTATGCTTCCAAGGAAGTCGCTCAGGGCTACTTCTTCGGTCCTCAGTCAATCGGTGTTGGCATCGGTGGCCCTAACGCCCAGGTGCTCATCAACAATAATGATGACTTCAGCCGCTTCATTATTCTGATTTGGCAACTGTATGCTGGTTTCGAAATTCTTAATAAGGACTTCATCACCACCGCATTTAGCTTCGTTCAAGACGACGGCACTATTTGAGCCTGACTAATTAAAACAAAACCTCAATAGGAGAGATAAATGACCTACTTGTCCGCTAAGAAAATCTATCCAGGTAACTGGACAGAGGCCTTAAACGGTTGGTACAAGAACATTGATTCCAATCAAGACGGCACTAACAATTCTTCCAAGGCAGGCCCCACCTCTGTGTTGGCTGTCCCTGGTTACCGCTACTTCCAACAGCGTGGTTATGTCAAAGTCACCGCAACTTCTGGTGATGGCGCAGTTGCCTCTGCTGATGTGATCGTTCCTTCCCCCTATCGGCAAGACGACACCCGTACCGACATCACCGGAATGGTGATCTCCGGTTCTACTGACCTGCCTGCCTACGGCTATCGCGCTACTGTCGCCATCGCTTCGGGCTGGGGAGACCGCCGCGTTGCTTCTGGTGTGTATGCAGCCACTGGAAATGTGATCTCTTTCGGTCGCGATAACGCTGGTTCACCTGTCGCCGCTTCAGGCGTTGGCGAAGGCTTGATCCAGGCCAACCTTTCCTCCACCACTTCCGGTGGTCAGGCTGGGGAAATCTTCTTTGCCGGTGGCTCTTCTGCTACCAGCACAACTCCTTTCCTGACCGCTACCGGCGCTGCTGGTGTTACCGCAGGTAAGGTTTACCGCGAAAACACTGCCGCTACGACCTTTAAGGTCTACGCAAAGGCATCCGGTAATGCTACTGCTACTTCCGGTGGTTTCTACATCTCTTCCGGAGATGCCACTGCTGGAACCTATGGCTACATTGTTGTTGAGCTTTGCTACATCCAACCTGATGTTGCTTCTGACTATAACGACATTGAAGCTTATCTGCCTAACAAAATTGTTAGCAGCGGCAGCTGAATAGGTTAAAATAAGACCAGTAAAATTTACTGGTCTTATGTTATACCGTCACAAAAAAACGGGAGCCACTCTAAAAGTAATTACAGAGTGGGATAATGGCGATTGGAGGATGGTCCAAGACTCTGAAGGTCGCCTTTTTACTGTTTGGCGTGAAGAGATTGAAGAGGATACACAAGCCACTAAAAAGGTAAAATCTTTACAAATTAAAGACCGTGCCAATAAGGAAACGCCTAGAGACTTTCCTCCTGATACACGGTTGAATATTAATAATGCTTCTGCTCAAATGATCGCAGATCATATTAAAGGAGTTGGAATTAAAACAGCCAAAAAGATCAAGGATCTTCAGATGTCTCTTTCGGGTGAAAGATTCTCTACCCTTGATCAGTTAAAGACAGTTAAGACAGTGGATTGGGATGCTGTGATGGCAGCTGACTTGATTCGTATCTAATGTTAGTCTCACTAATTAAGAGCTTATTTATTTTATAATAAATAAAAACGTAGATGTTGTGGCTGATTTTATACCTATAGGAGCAGTTATCGATCCTTCTAAGGATAGATTTGCCACAACAGGTCCTCATGCTGATATCAGAGTAATACCTCAGTTTGGTAAAAATCAGGGTCAAAAGATTGACCCTAAAACTGCAAGGTCTATTTTGCAGAATCTTGTCATAGGCGATACTAATACACCTCTAGTACAGCAAAATGAGAAAGGGCAATGGAGCTGGAACTATCCAATAACATCTGGGTTTGGCCCTAGATCCGCACCTACTGCAGGCGCTTCTACATTCCATTCAGGAATTGATATAGGACTGGGTACGGGAACTAAAATTGGCTACAAAGGTAAAGGTTCATTTGTTCCCGGTGATGGTATGGGAACTTTATCCGTTACAGATGCTCAAGGCAGACCGTATAACATTCAAGTTTTACATTTAGATCCATCGAAAAAGATGAACAGTTCCATGAATGACACCATGACGACTTCGCCGATCATGGATCCGAACGCGCCCTTGTCACCAGGCCCTTATTCAGAAGTAGAACGCGAGAGAGACATTTATCAAGCTTACGCACAGGGATTTCTAGATAGCAGAGGAGGAAAAAGAAAAATAGAAAAAACGACTCGAGAGTCACTCATGGATAATCTCAAGATGCAGCTAATACAACAAGCAATTAATCCATTTGCTGGAGATGATTTTCTTAGCTCCTACGTAAATTCTTCACCTGCAATGTATCAGCAGTCTCCTGATATATTCTATTAAGTTCAAGGTTTAACCTAATATAATAAGAATATAAGAGGTCGACCAGTGCAGTTATCTACTTTTGATAAAAGCCGTGTACGTTATCATTTAGGTTACTTCACGGTGTCTGTACCAGCGGGTGATTACGCACGGCTTGAAGAGGCCATGAACACCATTCCTGACTCTTTCTTTTATCGCAAGATCATTTATCACTTAGGTCGTTGCGATACAGCTGAGCGAAAGACTGAAGTTGCAACCTCTCCTTCAACTCGTATCGAAAAGATCGAGGGTGATGTAGACCGGACAATTGCATCCAGCAATGCTCGTGAATCCTTGAAAGTATGGGATGAGATTTATCTGTATGAGACCAATGCCTTAGCCGCAATCTTATACGTTCCCAATTACAAGGATCCCTTCCAAGCACGTTATCGCTATGAGCGTTCAGGTGCTGAGTTCATCCAAGCCCTGCCAGGTCCTGCAGATAACGCTGTAGGTTCAAATGTTTACCTAAATGCTAACTACCGCTAGCCATGATAACTAAACTTCTGAGAAGAGCACTAGGCGGAGCTTTTAGTCGAGCCCCCAAAGCTACTAAAGCTGCTAGAAGAGTAGGAGTTCCTACAAGGGATGCAGGCATTGGAGGCCGCGTGGGTCCTGGAGGCGGAGGCTTAGAGACCGGTGTTGTTGCAAGGCCTATTACTCGACCTTCTAGTGTTGAAATAAGGCCGAATAATACACCTTACACGGGAACTATTCAACCAAATACTGCACCCTCCTATGTAGGATCACAGACATCATCTCCGAACTTACTACAAAGAGCCGGTGGTTTATTGCCCACAGGACCGTTGGGATATCTAGGCCGAGGACTGCAAGTTTTAGGTGGTGTTGATGTTGCAAATAAAATAAGAAAAGGAGATTACACAGGTGCTGCAGTGGAAGCAGCACTACTGGCCCCAGGTAAAACTCTTGGTATTGCAAAACAGTTACTATTAAATCCTGTTGGATTGACAACTGCTGCTGCTGTCCTTGGAACTGAAGCACTAGCACCTGCTTCAGTGGCAGACGGCACATTCGCGCCAGGTTCTGCTGGTTATAAATCACTGACTCCGGATGAAAGGCGTAGACGTGACGAAATGAACGCAACTGCCAAACTAAATCCATTTGAAAACAACGTACCTGGACGTAACTTTCAGCCAGGTGGTGGTGGTGGATTTGCCCCTCCGACACCAAGATATGAAGCTCCCTTGCCTACACGAGAAGAACTAGAGAGACGCGCATATCAAAATGAAGTTTCCAGGGTAGCCCAGCAGGCCGATCCATTCTTCAGAGCAGGTGGTGCTCCCCAATTGAACTATTCCGCTGACGAGGGAATGGCAATTAGCCGTGCTTTGTATGGTGACCAGCTGACTCCTAAGACCCCTAATCCACTGATGGCTGGTCTTGTTTATGACGAGACTAATCCGATGATGGAAGGCAGAAATTACAATATGGAGAACCCTGTTGGAGTCCAGCAGAGTGCTGCTCAGTCCTTTAATGACTATTTCCGTAATGGAATGGTTCAGCAGCAGTCACAAGGCATGGGTTCTGAGCCTAGCCTTGAGTCAGTACTCAGTCCAGAAGATCGTGCAATGTATCTTCAACAATTAAACAACTTTAGGCCAGGAGGACCGGGGTAATGGCAGATAGGTCCCGTTACGTTTCTAAGCCTCAGCTTGCTGGTTATTTGCGTCAAGCAGGTTTCTCAGAAGAAATGATTCCAACGATGATCGGAATCAGCACAGCTGAGTCAAGTCTTGATACAAAAGCTTTTAATCCCAATGTAAATACGGGAGATCAAAGCTATGGTCTTTTTCAGATAAATATGCTTGGAGCAATGGGTCCTGAAAGGCGAGCATTGTTTGGTATTAAATCAAATGAAGAACTATTTGACCCTTTAAAGAATGCAAAAGCAGCTAAGGCTATTTACGATCAACAAGGTTTAGGTGCATGGTCTGTTTATAAGTCAGGAAAATATTCACAGTATGTTCCAGGAATGGAAGATATTGCTCCGCCTTCAAATTCGTCCAATACTACAAATTCATTGATGAGTACAAATGCGCCACAAAGACAGACTGTAGATCAAGTGTTATCTAAACTAAGGTATGATCCAGCTGAATATCGTAAAACTGACAATAAAGCTACCTCTTTAAGAGATCAATTTGTAAATAGTTTGAAAGAACAACTTATTAATAATGTATTAAATCCACTAGGAGGTTTTCTTCAATGAATAGTTTTTATGAATACATGGATCAGGATTTTTTGCCAGGAGAAGTTTATAGGTCTCAAGCAAGTAGATATGGAACGGATGCCATGAGTAAGGTTGATGCCTTAAACCAACTGCGCATGGATTTTGATCTTGCTGAAATGAGAGATGGTCCAATGGATACAACGGCCTTTGAAACTTTTGCAACTTTACGTAGTAATCCTAATGCGTTATTCGCTGCAAAGATTTCTCAAACTTTACCCAAGCCTTTAGTAAACGGAACCATACCAGGATTTAGCGCCAATAGTTTTTTGGGCGTATAGCTCTGGTAAAATAAAAATTATTCAGTAAAATAAAGTGACTTCAACTAATACCAACAAGCAGCCCCTGTTTATTGATCGTCCTTTTATTGATCATTCAGTACTTACTACTCAAATTGCAGGTAGCTCAGCTAATAAAACGTTACAAGTCCAAGGAGGCCAAGCGCCTGCATTGATTGTCGATATGGATGCTGCTTTGTCAGACGACAATAACAGTGGAGGGGTTGTGGATTCAGTTAAGATTGTAAGAAGCGATTATCAAATTCCTCCTGACTACACTGTAAATACGACAACATCAGGAACGGAAATTATTTTAGAAAGCGGTAATACAGTATTTATTCAAGAAACAGGAGTATTAACAGGAGGAGGAGCACCGTTTTCAGGTAAAGGTTATTACACATATACGGGCTCAACAACTTTAACGGGAGTTAATACAGCTTTAAATTATTCAGGACTAATCGCTTCTGGATTTTCATTTGAATCACAATTTATTTATGCGCAATACGGTGTAACAATAACCTTTTATCATACTCGAGGAACAACTAATCCTATTCCTGCTAGCGGTGACTATGCTGTGCTCTTTACTAAGTACTTACCTTCTGGTTCACAAGACGTTGACTGCACGGATGTTTTACCTCAACTAAGCGCTCCCGTTCCCGCAGCAGGCGATACAAGTGGTTTGTCAGGCGGTACGCCTGTTCGTGCGCGAGGCATTTATTTGGAAAAAGGTGATCGCTTGTACGCGGGTGTTTTACCAACTAACACGTATCCTTCAGGCTACACTCCTGGAGTTACGGTCATTGCTCAGGGCGGTTTCTTCTAGCCATGTCACCGCGTGGCAATTCGTTTGGATTCAAGGAGCCACCTCAAAGTAAAGCAAAAGCAGGTCCTTTTCCAATCGTTTCCGAATTCGGTGGTAGTGTTGCAGACTCACTTTATTCAAGCAATAAAGAGGCGTCTTGGAATCGCTGGAGAAGAGGTTACGAGTTAGCAACTTCTAATCTTGCTTATGCAGCATTTGAATATCCCTTCTCTTATCGAATACCTCTTCCTTCCGGTTCTACACAGAATGGCGATAATCCGCCACTTATGGCAGGACTGATTAGGGGATTTCCTACTAAAAACAAAGAGTTGGGAATGCATTGGTGCGGATCTATCCTTGCAGGTAGTCTTAGATTTGACAAT